CTTTGCCCAAGAAGGACTCAAGTTCTTCAATAAAGAAACACAGCTCGAAAGAGCACAAAATAGAAATGTCATAGGTTACTCACGAGATCTAAGTGATGCTTATGCAAGTGCTCTTGCTGCTCAAGGTAAGGGTAGACAACAATTAGAAAATGCTGCTCGTCGTTATTTTAGATCAAAAGGTACAGTCAATGAAGGTGGTAGATCCAGAACATTTGGTAGAGCTAACTATCAAGGACTACTTGCTGCTCAGTCAGAAGTCGAGTCAGTTATAGATAATGTACTAGGCCGTAATATGGCATATGCTCAAGAAGGTGCTAAACGTAAATTCCAAGCAAAACAAGCTGCAGGCAGAGAAGCTTTAGGTATACCAGCTGCATACGGTGCACCTGTAATGCTGCCTCCTACAAACAGATTAGGTGGTGCTCTACAGATAGCGGGTAGCCTTGCAAATATCTATAGTGGTTTTAATATGACATTTTTAAACCCTTAATATTATGACATCATCATTCGGAACCATAGTAGGTAGAGAACGGGACAAGATACCCGGCTACGGTATAGATAACTATGCCGCTACTGAACCTGATCTAACTAATGCAGTTAATGATCAAATTACTAGAAACCAAGACGACACTCGTCGATTCTATGGTGAAATGGCTCAGATACAGAAACTGATTGCAGAGACACCCTTACAGAACCTACAGTCTCTTGCACAGTTTTCTCAGTCAGCTGGTCAAGCTGTAAAAGTATATAAACAGAGACAGGAAGCACAAGAAAAGATACAAGAGGCGATGGACTTCTTAGATCAAAACTCAGGTGCTACACTTAGAAATGCTGAAGGCAAGCTAAATTTAGAAGAAGCCAAGTTTAATAGTGAACTGCTAAACGAAAATACAGAAGAGTCTATAAACTTTTTAAGAACTAGAAACGCTGCACTACCACAAGATGCTAGCATTAAACAGATTTTAAGAGAGCTTAATGATAATTATTTTGGTGCAAGACAGCAGTTTATCAATGAAAATGGCGGTAAAGATATTACAGATTCTCAGGAATTTATAGAGTTACACAATGCTGCTGATGAACTTATGATTACAGCTATGCTTGATAGAGCACAGCAAGCTGGAATTGATACTAATAGTAGAGAGTTTAGAAAAGCATTTTATTACACTATATATCCTGACATAAAACAGAGAAGAGAAAATAATATACAAAGCTGGAAGTCTCAAGCAAACAGAAACTACGAAGCTAACAGAGACGAAAAACTAAGAAACATCATTGTTGACACACTTGCTCCTTATCAACAAGGTGCTCCTGTCGATATTGATGTACAGACTCTTGTCGAAACTATACAGGCTACAAAAAACTTTAAGACACGAAGAGAAGCTGTAAACTATTTATACTCTGAAGTTGCTGATGAAGTCGGTCAAGAACAAAATAGACTTGGGCTACATCATCTAGATTATCTTTATAATGATGCTTTATACATACCTAGTTATGCACCCAACACTAGAGTTACGTATGCAGAAGGTAAGTTTAAAGACAAAGATGCAAACTACTCACTTATACAAAAAGTAGAAACTAAGTTAGCTGAACAACAGATACGTCGTGATAGAGCTGCAAAGTCTATCGCACAGACAGAACTTGATGAGTTAGGTGCTGAGTACCCTAACGGTATACCAGACGAAATACTAGAAAGAAAACTTCTTCAGCTAGAAGGTAAGTATCCTAACATAGATGCTAGAGGATTGCAAGTTAGTAGTCGTGGTATTACAAACGGTGGTGAGTATAGTAGAGCTGGTCAAGGAAATCCCTTACAAGCATTTAACGATCAACTTAAAACTGCATACGAAACACAAATAGGTAAAGAATTGTTCTCTCCATTTAATCAAAGAGAAGTAGAACGAGCTCAAGGTGCACTTACTTTTGAAGTAGAAAAGTTGACAGAAAGTGGTGTTGACTTTGACACAGCTGTACAAAATGTATATCCTGAGATACAAGCTGGATTACTTGCTGGTCAATATACAGGAACTGAGATTGAAAAACGAAGAGGAGAAAGAGCAATACCAAGTGACATAATAGCTGACTCTAAACTGCTACAATCTGACGTTGGTAAAATACAATATCAAGGTGAGCCTATATCTTTATACGAAAAGCAGGCGTTATCTGAATATAAAAGACATTTAATTAGTCCAGATATATACGGATTTCCAGAGTATTTCAACGGTGTAGTCAGAGGTACTAAGCTTAGTGCTAGACAATACGCATACAATAGACTAAATGCTACAGGTGGGCTAACTGACCAAGGTCTAATCAAACAAATGCCGTTTGTAAGTAAAGACGGTGTTCTAGTAGACCCACAGTATGATCTAACTTTAGAGGAGCTTAATACTTTAGAAGTTAAACCACACCTTACAAAGACTTATAGTGCATTACAAGATCCAGAAAAAGCACAAAAGATTCTAAAAGGTTTCCAAACAGGCAACCAACCGGGAACTTTTGACTCAGCTACAGGTCCAAGAAAGACTAACGCTGACGATCTCACTGTTGGTCAAGTGCTGACATTTGCTAAAAGAGGTGCTAGTAACTTTGGAATCTACGGATTCAGTGCACAAGAGTTAAAAGATGCAGTTAAGTTTCTACCTCCTAGTTATCTTGACACACAATTTAACGAAGAAGCACAAAGTTTTCTAGTATTAGAACTTATAAGACAACGAGCTAATAGAACAAATAGCATTAGAGGTGCTATCATACAAGCCAAGAAAGGTGGCGAAGAGACCATTTTTACAGGCGACGAGACTGAAGGTAGATGGGACAGGCTAGTTTCACTGACTCCAGCAGAACAAAACGCTGTTTTAGACTTGTTTCCTAATTTACGACAGATGCCTATGAACCAGTTTCAAAATCTTACAGCTGGTGTAGTCTTAGGTATCGAAAGTGAGATAGCAAATTACGAAAGAAACAGAAAGAAACAAAGAAAAACTAGAAAAACTAGAAGATGACAGACTCAAACTACTCAAAACCTGAGATAACTGTTGATGAAGATTATGCTAATTACTTAGCTGGTCTAGCAGAACAGGCATCAGATGAGTATGAGCGGAGGAGAGATGCACAAGAAGCTGCACAGGCACAGGTACAAGCAGATGAGAGGGTTGCTCAAGAAACACAAGACGACCCTCGAAATGCAGAAAACTGGGGTGCTAAGGCACTCATAAAAGAGGGACAATCTATATTGTCTGGTGGTGTTCAAGATACAGCATCCTCAATCGCTACTTTTCCAGAACGTACAATAGATGCGTTATCTGGAGAAATGCAAGAACAACGACGAGAGACTGGTACATACAGGCCAGACTGGAGTCCATTCGGTGGGTACGATAACCCAATCGAAACAAAAACATGGTGGGGTAAACAGTTACGTGGTTTAGTACATTTTGGTACTCTTGCACTCGGTACAGTTGCAGCAGCTAAGGCAGCCGCAGCTACCGGGGTTGTCACAATACCAGCTGGTTTACTTGCACTTGCAAAAGGTAATTTAGTTAGAGGTGCTGCCGTAGGTGCTGTGTCTGACCTTATATCAAAAGAGTCAGACGAACAGAACGCTTTAGGTGCATTACGTGACAGGTATGGTTGGATAGATACACCAATATCTACAAAAGATACAGACCATCCAGTCGTAATGAAGATGAAAAACATCGTTGAAGGTATGGGCATAGGGCTAGTCTTTGACGGGTTTGCATACACACTAAAGAAAGGTAGTGACAAAGTTATTGAACAGATAACTAAACGTAATAAAAGTCTAGAAAATCAAACTGTACAGGCTGGCATAGCACAACTTCGTAAAGGTGAAGAAGAGTTTAGAGCAGATAAAAATGCACCTATATCTCAACCTCATCAAGGTGCTCATGTGTCAGAGGTTGATCCACAAACAGCTCGTGAGCAGTTGTCAAAAACACGTACTCAATGGGGCTCAGAGGAGGGTTCTACTGGTAGTGTCACAACACCCATAGAGCGAGAAAGGATAGGCTTAGAAGGCGGTACAGACGAGGCTACGGTCGAACGCATCATGAAGGGTTTGATGAGTAGCGAAAAGTTTGCGAAAGAACTAGACGCAGCTAAAGGTAACAGAAAGGCATTAGTATCAAAATTTAAAGAAGCTATTGAAGGACATCAACGTATCACACAAGGCAGAAATGCTGTAGAGATGTCAGCAAATGAGTATTTAAAAGATTTACTCGAAGCTAATCCTGATATAGTTGATGGTATCGAAATATGGACATCTAAAAATGTAGTGATTGCTGATCTTGTAATAGGGTCACTTCTTAAACAGGTACGTGATTTAGGTGTTGCTGGTAGAGAAATAGCAGATCTTGTAGACTTACAGGATATTGATGGTCCAGCTAAGCAGCTTATAGATACTATGTTAACTGCATTGTACGAAACAAAGAAAGCTAGATTTGTTAAGTCTGACTCATTCAGAGAGCTAGGTCTTGGTAAGAAGAGTAAGAAGACAGTAGAAGAAGCAACACAAGCTTCTATGCAAGATGCTAAAGATTCTATCATGTCTATATTAAAGATTGCTAAGGACGACAAAGATGACAACTTGTTAAATGCTTTGTATGAAGCTTTCTCTATGATGGAGGATGTTAATACACTAGATGACTTTGATAACTGGGCAAGAAAAACTATACTAGGTGGACCTTTACGAGAAGGTGGTGCAAATCGCACAGGTGTGATGATTCGTGAACTAGAAGGTGTTATGACACATAGCATACTATCTGGTCCTAAAACACCGATTCGAGCAATTATGGGTACATCTACTGCAACATTCTTGCGACCATTAGCTCAAAGTTTAGGTTCAATATTACGCCTACCTTTTGACGGCAACATAAATAATGTCAGGGCAAGTCTTGCCTCTGTCAATGGTATGCTAGAATCTATACCAGAGTCATTTACTTTATTTAGAAGTAAACTAAACTCATACTGGAAAGGTGATATAAGGTCAATAAAAACACGTTATACAGAATTTACAGCAGCTGACGACAACTGGGAGATATTACGCCGTTGGGCAGAAGATAGTGGCAGAGCTACACCCGGAGAAACAGCAGCGTTTCGTGTTGCTAACGTAGCACGTCAGATGAACAATAGTAACTTTTTTTCATACTCTACCAAGATTATGGCTGCAACTGACGATGCGTTTGGCTACATCATGGGTCGTGCAAAGATGCGTGAAAAAGCTATGCGTAGAGCATTAGAGCTACAAGATAATGGCTACAAAACACCAAAGATAACACCAGAGTTAATGAGAGCTTATGAAGACGACTTTTACTCACAGATCTTTGATTCTAATGGTAACATTGTTGACGAAGCTACACAGTTTGCACGTAGAGAAGTTACACTTACACAGGAACTTACAGGCTTTGCAAAAGGTCTTAATGATGTGTTCAGTGCTGCACCTCTAGCTAAACCATTCTTTTTGTTTGCTAGAACAGGTGTTAACGGTCTTGCTCTTACAGGTAAGTATACACCGGGTTTTAACTTCTTAGTCAAAGAGTTTAACGATATAGCTTTTGCTAATCCTAACGACCTACGAAGTGTATCTAAGTACGGTATCTTTACAGCTGAAGAGCTAGCTAACGCACGTGCCTTACAAACAGGCCGATTGGCAATAGGTTCTGGTGTAGTTATGATGGCTGTTAATGCTTGGATGCGTGGTGATCTTAACGGTAACGGACCAGTTGATAGACAGAAAAGACAGCTATGGCTTGATGGTAAGTGGGAACCTAGAACAATCAAACTAGGTGCAGTTCGTGTTGGTTATGACCAGTTTGAACCATTCAACCTTATTATGTCTAC